AACAAGGACATTGACCAGACCGGCAACATCACCACCACCGGAACAGTAACAGCAGACAGCGACATCACAACCAGCGGTGCCATCACCGCATCTGGCGAGGTTGAGGGCAACGGCATCAAACTGTCGGCCCACACCCATAACGTCCAGTATGTCGGTGCCGGCCAAGGCGCAACACCACAATCCGCAACCACAGCAAAACCGAGTTAACAATGCAAGGAATGAACGTTCATACCGGACATAGCATCAGCGACCTGGAACATCTTGAACAGAGCATCAGGGACATACTGACCACCCCGATTGGGACACGTGTAATGCGCCGTGATTATGGCAGCAGACTGTTCCAACGCATAGATGCCCCAATGACCGGCAGTCTGATTGCAGAAATCTATTCAGACGTGGTTGAGGCACTATTCAACTACGAACCCAGGTTCGAGGTAACAAACGTATCCGTGGTATCGGCCACAGACGGCAAACTGATATTGAATTTAGAGGGCAAGTATCTGCCCACCGAAGAGAAAGTCCAGATTGGAGGCATAGTAATATCATGACAGGAAACCAAGACACAATTGCAAATTTGCTGACCCCAGACCATGTGGATATGTCCCAGTTGACCCCACCGACCGTCATTGAAACGTTGTCGTTTGAAACGATATTTCAGGAACTGTTGGCCGACTTTGTTGCCAAAAAGCCTGACTATGATGCACTCTTGGAAAGTGATCCTGCAATCATCGCCCTTGAATGTGCAGCATATCGGGAATTGTTGCTGCGGCAGCGAATAAACGAGGCCGCCAAATCCTGCATGCTGGCATATGCAACCGGAACAGACCTGGACAACCTGGCCGCATTCTATGGCATTGTGCGCCAGGCAGATGAAACCGATGAACGATTAAGATACCGAACCCAGCTGTCGCTTGAGGCATTCACGACCGCCGGATCAGAAAAATCATATCTGTTCCACACACTAAGTGCCGACCCCAGGGTCAAATCAGCCAGCGTTCAAACACCATCAGACGGCAGAGTGCTGATAAGCATAATGTCCTATGAAGACAACGGAACTGCCAGCGATGAACTGATAGAAATTGTTAATAAATACGTCAGTTCTGAAGACAAACGACCACTGACCGACCACGTAACAATACAGAGTGCCAAGCTGGAACAGTATAAAATCCAGGCAAAAATCTATATGTACTACAGCCCAAGTATGACTGTGACCGAACAAGAATGTCGTGCTGCGCTGGATAAATATGTTGAAAAACATAGCACTATTGGAAACTACGTGGCCCGTTCGGGCATTTTTGATGCGCTGCATACTGAGGGTGTGCAAAAAGTCGTGCTGACATCACCGGCGGCCGACATCGCAACAACCAAAGAACAGGCACCAGTTTGCACCGAAATAAACATAGAATTTGTAATCGCAGATGACACAAACCAATAATATTTTGCCACCAAACGCAACTGAACTGCAAAGGGACATAGATACCGCCATCCAAAGGCGGTTTTCTTTGTTAGACACCAACGTGTTGCGCTGGCTGACCAACCCAGACAAATGTCCGGCCGCAATCATACCGTGGCTGGCCTGGGCAATGTCGGTGGACGTATGGCACGCAGACTGGAACGACAGCACCCAACGAACGGTTATCCGTGAAAGTGTGCAGGTTCACAAGATAAAGGGAACATTGGGGTCATTAAAGCGTGCATTGGCAGCATTTGTCTTTGCGGACATCGTGATCGAAGAATGGTTTCAGTATGGTGGCAAACCTTACAACTTTCGTGTCTATGCGATATTTCGGGAAGATGGCCTGTCCATCACGGAATCTGAACTGATTCTAAGCACGATTATGCAGACCAAGAACCTGCGATCACATTTGGAATACTTCCGTCCCGAACTGGAAACCGATAACAACGTGCCAAAGGTAGGACTGGCCTTTGGTCATTTAGAGAAAACAACCATATACCCAAGGGAATAAAATGTCTGAATTCTTTTCAATTGTAACAAATCTGGGACTGCAGAAACTGGCCGCATTGCCGACTGGCGAAACATTGACTCTGACACATATGGCGTTCGGGAACAGCACCCTGGAACCAACCGCAGATATGACGGCACTGCACAGTGAACAATACCGGTGCGAACTGACCAAGGTCCAGGTGGACAAGATGGATAAAAACAACCTGGTGACCGAGGCGACTATTGAGGCAGACGTTGGTGGATTTTGGATTCGTGAAATAGGAATTTATGACGAATTCGGGGACCTGTTCGCAGTTGGAAAATATCCAGCCACCTATAAGCCGCTTGAAACCGAGGGAACTGTTAAAGAACTGGGGGTGCGAATGATATTGCGTGTGTCCAATGCGGACAACGTAATCGTCACATACTACAAAGGTATCATTGACGGTGCGGCAAACACAGACCTGGACAACCTGACATTCGTAGGCCAGCAAAAGTTTGATGAAAAAGCACCGCTTGAATCACCGTCTTTGACCGGCACACCAACGGTGCCAACCGCCACCCAGGGCGACAACACAACACAGATTGCAAACACGGAATTCGTAGCGAGGGCTGTTGCAGCAGCGATAGAGGCATTGATGGGTGCTGCTCCTGATGCTCTGAACACCCTCCAGGAACTCGCAACTGCGTTGGGAAATGACGAAAACTTTGCAACAACAGTAACCAATGAAATTGCCAAGAAAGCAAACATTGCATCGCCAACACTCACCGGCACACCCAAGGCACCAACTGCCGCAGCCGGTACGAACACAACCCAGATTGCAACAACTGCATTCGTGACAGCCGCAGTATCGGTTGTGTCGCAGGCAATAACAACGGCTGTGAACAATTTGGTGGGTTCTGCCCCAGACGGTCTGAACACACTACAAGAACTTGCAGCCGCAATCGGAAATGATACCGCATATTCAACAACGGTAACCAATGCGCTGGCGAATAAAGCAAACAAGACAGGCGACACTGTAACGGTGGCAAACGCAACACCGACATCAGCATTTACAACCAGAAACATCAAAGCACAAACAACCGATCCAGGGGCCGGCAGTTCGCTGACCACTGGGCAAATCTTATTGGTTTATGAATAAGGAAACACAATGGCAAAGAACACATTGATTGGGGTCAGCAGCACAGCCAAAAAGGTAACCAAAATCTATGTCGGGGTCAGCAATTTGGCCAAGAAAGTCAAGAAAGGCTACATCGGTGTCGGTGGGGTTGCAAAGCTGTTTTATACAGGCGATCCGGTGCTGATATTCGAAACCCAGACGGCCGGTTCAACAACACTGTCGCTGTCAGCAGGCACATATGAAATCACCCTGATTGGCGGTGGTGGTGGCGGTGTTGCCAGACGTAGCACCGTGACAGGTGGCAAACACTATGCCCAGGGCGGTGTTGGCGGAACATTGCAGATACTTGCGAAACTGACAGCAGCCGCATCGGTAACTGTGACCTGTGGCGGTTATGGTTCAAGTGCAGCGGACACATTCAGCAGTGCATCGGGTGGCACAACATCAGCAACCGCAGGTGGCGCATCAACGATCACAGGATTCACAAACCTGACCGCCAGTGCCGGTGGTGGCACCGGTGCCAGCATTCGTGCCACATCAACATCTGGTGCGAACCGAACAGTTGGAACAATTGGAACGGTCAGCGTATCAGGTTCCGCATTACAGGAAACACTTATTAACAACCCCAGTGCCTGTACACCAAGTCAGGCGACATCAACCGCAACCACACGTGCGGTCAATGGTCGTGTCAATGACAACTGGCCCGAAGACACCACTCGTGGCAAAGGCGGTGACGTTGGTTGGAACGGCACAACGTTCTTAAAAGGAACTGGTGCCACAGGCTTTGTACGCATACGACAAATGTGAGGAAAACAATGACAGATACAGATAGAGATTTTTTCAGATGGACACGTGATAAACAAGGTGCATTTTCCAAGAACCTGAAACAGGAACTGGACAAGAAACTACCCATAGAGGGAGGAACTATTACAGGGCCATTAAAGATAAAATACAAAACCCCGACATTGGTCACAGAGACAATGTTTAATTTTGAAATCGGCTATCAGGAAAATACAAGAACATATAACTGGGGCTGGGAGTTTATACCATATTCACCGATTTCATATTATACTTATAACAAAGTTCAGTTATTTGGGATTTGTCACAATCTCGGTCTTTTCCCAGGATATGCAGGTGAAAAATTTACACTTGGCTACTACGGTGCAAGATGGCCGAATGTTTATGCAAAAAAACTTAATAATGGCGGTGATATAGAGATACCAGAAAAAGCCGGCACGATGGCATTGTTGTCCGATATTGAGGACGTGTTGCGCAAATACAACCTGATACCACAGCAAGAACCGGAGGTGCCAGATGACGGAACACAAGAATAGAGATTTCTATCGCTGGACCAGGGACAAGCAAAAGGCATTTGAAGAGCAAGTCAAACAGGCAAACGACAGCAAGTTCCCAAGGTCAGGCGGAACAATAACCGGACCAATAGTGATAGACATACCACCCAGAAAAATACATCCAGAAATTCCCATAACCTTCAAGGTGCAATACAGCGATGCAGGTAGTGGTTATGAATGGAACATTGCACTAAGTTCTATCGGGGACCTGTTTTACATTCAATATAGAAAAAACAACTTACTGGCCATGAGTTCCAGCCTAGGTTTATTTTCTGCATTTCCCCAAAATAAGAGTTTCACACTTGGCTATCACAACGCACCCTGGCCGAATGTTTATACCAAGAAACTAAACAACGGTGCGGATCTGGAACTGCCAACAAAGGCAGGAACGGTGGCACTTTTATCAGACATCGAAGACATATTAAAAAAATACAACCTTATCCCAGAAACAAAGGAGTAAATCATGGCAGATAAGTTCTTACACGGCATAGAGGTCGTGGAACTGGACGGTGGCGCACGTCCGGTGCAGACGGTTACATCATCTGTAATCGGTTTGGTCGGAACCGCACCCCAGGGACCGGTTAACACACCAACACTGATATTAGGAAACAAAACCGAGGCAGTAAAAATCTTCGGCGAAGACACAGATGGATACACCATTCCTGCGGCCCTGAATGGCATCTTGGATCAGACCGGTGCAGTGGTCGTGGTTATTAACGTGGCAGATCCGGAAAATGTAGACCATTTGGGCGATGATGGCGAATTAGATCCCACCACAATAACCGAGGCAGACATAGTCGGTGGCACAAATGCGGACGGCACATACACAGGTGTCCAGGCATTATTGGCGGCACAATCTGAATGTGCGGTCCAGCCACGCATACTGATTGCCCCAGGGTTCACGCACACCACCCCAGATGGCAGCACATCAAACCCAGTCGTTGATGCATTGACCACAATCGCAGAACGTCTGCGTGCGGTCATTATTGCAGACTGTCCAAATGGAACCAAAGAACAAGCAACCCAGTTCCAAAAGAAAATCAGCAGCCCACGTGTCTATTCTGTATACCCATGGGCCAAGGTGCTGAAAGGCGATATGGTGGTTGAAGAACCATTCTCGGCACGTGTGGCTGGTGTTATTGCCAAATCAGACAATGACCGAGGATTCTGGTATTCGCCATCGAACCAAATCATCAATGGAATTGCAGGCGTATCCAAACCGATTGACTTCACATTAGGCGATGCAGCATGCGTTGCAAATTACTTGAACGAAAACAACGTGGCCACAGTAATCCAGCAAGACGGATTTCGTTTGTGGGGCAACCGCACAGCAAGTGCAGATGCCAAATGGTGCTATCTAAGCATTCGCAGAACCGCAGATATGATAAATGACAGTCTGCTGAAAGCACACCTGTGGGCAGTCGACAGAAACATAACCAAGACATACAAAGACGATGTTGTTGAGGGCGTGAATAACTATCTGCGATATCTGAAGAACATTGGTGCCATCATCAACGGCCAATGTTGGGCAGATCCGGCATTGAATGCAGCGGATCAGGTGCAGCAAGGCAAAATCACATTTGACTTTGATTTCACCGCACCATATCCGGCAGAACACATCACATTCCGCAGCCGTCTGACCACAGACTATTTGGAAGAAATCTTTGAATAACAAAGGGGAACAATATGACGAAAATCCTGAAAAACTTTAATTTGTTCGTAGACGGCCGTGGATATGCCGGACGTGCCGAAGAAGTCACACCACCGAAACTGACAATCAAGACCGAAGAATTGAGAGCCGGTGGCATGGATGCACCCATTTCTATTGATTTGGGCATGGAAAAACTGGAATGCGGATTCAGCCTGGTTGAATACGATCCGAACCTGATGCAGCAGTTTGGATTGATATCAGGAAACGCAGTCCAGGTAACTTTGCGTGGTGCGCTGGTGGACGATGAAACAACGACACCAATGACAATCCAGATGCGTGGTATGTACACGGAACTGGACTTTGGAACGTTCAAGGCCGGCGACAAAAGCACATTGAAATGCAATGTTGCATGCCGCTATTACAGCCTGAGCATAGACGGAACGCAACTGATTGAAATAGACGTGGACAACATGGTTCGCAACATCAATGGCACAGACCAAATGGCAGAAATTCGTGCCGCATTAGGAATATAAGGAAATCACAATGAGCAACATCAAACTGAAATACCCCATCACCGTTGATGGGGTTACTTACAATGAACTGAATATGCGCCGGTCCAAGGTGCGTGACAGATTGGCGGTAACCGCAATGAAATGCAGTGATGAACAGAAAGAAATAACCCTGTTTGCGAACCTGTGCGAGGTTGCACCAAAGGTCATCGAAGAACTGGACGAAACAGACTACACATCGGTTCAAAAGGTATATATGGGTTTTTTCGGATCGGGTCCGGAAACCTCAGACGTGAAATAGTTGTCGTGTCGGCAATCACCCACTGGCAACTGAGTGAAATCTTGGAAATGACAGAAGAAGAATTCTATCAATGGCACCAGACAGCGGTTGCCGTTCATAAGGAAATGGTGGGATAAATGGGCGTACAGACAGCAGTACAAGTCATCATTGGCGCAGAACTGGGCAACGGTTTCAAGGGTGTGTTCAGCTCAACCCAGAAACAACTGGGAACATTGGGCAACGCAATCAAGAAACTGGACACAACCAGCAAGAACATATCATCGTTTAAGCAACTGCGAACAGATACGGTTTCGGCATATCAGCAGTGGCAAAAGGCAGAAAGCGAGGTCAAGAAACTGGCCACCGCAATCAGCCAGACAGACAAGCCATCAAAGCAACTGAACAACAGTTTCAGGACGGCCAAGAAAGAGGCATCGCTGGCCAAAACCGCATACCAACAGAACCGCACCAGCCTGCGTGAATTATCCGCCAGCCTAAAACAGGCAGGTGTCGATACCAAGAACCTGAACAAGGAACAAAGTGCGCTGGGTAAAGCATTGGACACACTGCGATCCAGACAGTCCGCAATGGCCGCAATACACAGCAAGCAGCAAGCCAACCTTGCGCAGCGTGCATCGTATCGCAGCCAGATGATGGACGTTGTTTCCCTGGGGACCAGTTTATACGGACTGATCAAACCAGCGGTTGCATTTGAATCTGCAATGGCCGATGTGAAGAAAGTCATAGACTTTGACAGCCCCGAAGAACTGCGGCAGATGGAATCCGAGATTAAGAAATTGTCGGAAACAATTCCTCTGACCTTAGAGGGGCTGGCACAGATTGTGGCGGCCGGTGGACAATTGGGTGTACCAAAGGCAGAACTGACATCGTTTGCAGAAACCGCAGCACAGATGTCGGTTGCCTTTGACATTACCGCTGACGAGGCTGGCCAATCGATGGCAAAGCTGTCCAACGTTCTGCAGATGCCAATTCGGGAAATGAGCAAAGTTGGGGACGTAATAAATCACCTGTCCAACAACATTGCAGCAACGGCCCCTGAAATTGTAGAGGTTAACCTGCGTGCCGGTGCAATGGCAAAGTCATTTGGGCTGTCCTATAACGAGGTATCTGCACTGGCCGGTACATTCGTGGCAATGGGTAAGACACCTGAAATCGCCGGTACCGCTATCAACATGATGGCCAGTCGCCTGAAACTGATACCTGTGTCCAGCGGTGCCGCACGTGATGCCTTTGACCAGTTGGGCATATCAATGGAACATTACACCGAACTGGTGGAATCCGGCAAAGGAACCGAGGCAATGCTGACGGTGCTTGAGGCACTGACCAAAGTCCAAGGTGTAAAGCGATCCCAGATCATGAAAGACATGTTCGGGGAAAACGCAAACAGACACATCAATTCGCTGGTTGAGGGGCTGGACACACTAAAAGCAAACCTGCACCTAGTTGCAAATGAAACCGAGTATGCCGGATCAATGCAGCGTGAATTCGCAGCACGATCCGCCACAACGGAAAACAACCTGCAACTGTTAAAGAACCAGATGGCGGTTCTGGCAACGAATGTTGGTGCGACATTACTGCCGGCAATCAACAGCGTTGTTGGAATATTCGGCAAAGCAGCCAGCAGTCTGGCCGAATTCGCAGAAAAGCACCCAACCTTGGTCAAATACATTGGCCTGGCGGTGGCAGGCATGACATCGTTCAAGATTGCATCGTTTGCACTGGGGTATGGGTTCACATTCCTCAAAGGCGGTGCGCTGGCCATCATTGGGGTATTCAGCAAGGTTAAGACGATATTCTCGGTCGCCAAGATCGCACTGGGGGCTGTGATACCGGTTATCAAGGCGGTTGGGACGGCTTTCCTAACCAATCCGGTGGGGCTGATAATCACAGGGATTGCAGTCGGGGCCGCACTGATAATCAAATACTGGAAACCGATATCCGCATTCTTCAAGCAGTTGTTTGAGCCAGTGGTTCAGGTTTTCAAGCAGGTATGGAACTGGATCACAAACCTGTGGGAAAAAGCCAAGGACATATTCAACGGCGTAAAAGAATGGGTCAAAGACAGCTGGGTGGGGAAAGCCTGGAATTGGGCATTTGGCGATGACGAAGAAGAAACAGAAAAACCACCCAAGGTTGGCGACACTGTATCCGTCATCAACGAAATGACCAATGCAGCCGCACCGGTTGAACTGCCACAATCCAAGATATCCAGCAACAACACATCAAGTGTGGCGATATCGGCACCCATAACAATAAACGCAGCACCAGGCATGTCGGCCGAAGACGTTGCCGCAGCCGTCCAGACAGAACTGAACAATCGTGAAAACCAGGCAACACGGCGAACACGCAGTGCAAACTATGACTAAGGGATAAACAATGGCAATCGGGGACTTACTGAAATCAGTTGGTGGGGATATGAACCTGAACTCGGCCCTGGACATCAACATGATGATGATTCTGGGGGCGTACAGGTTCTGCATATCCAATGCAGCATACCAGAGTCTTAGCCGGTCAACCGAATACAACTGGGCGGAACAGGAACGGTTGGGATCCGGACCGGCTTTGCAGTTTGTTGGTGCCGGCCCAGAGAAGATCAGCCTGCATGGGGAAATATATCCGCACTTCAAAGGTGGCCTGCGCCAGGTAACCCTGATGAGGGCTGAGGCCGGATTGGGAATCCCACTGATGCTGATATCGGGTAATGGAATGGCGTTTGGCCGATGGTGCATAACCAGCATCAGCGAAGACCAGACATATTTCCTAAAAGACGGAACCGCACGCAAGATATCGTTTTCAATAACCCTGCAGAAATACGGCGAAGAAACACAGGCCGGTGCGCTGGGGATCGTTCAACAAGTGGTGGGTGCATTATGACAATTTACACAAGTAAAGATGGCGAAACATTGGACTACATAGTATGGCGACACTATGGCAAGACCGCCGGTATCCTGGAACAGGTTCTGGTCCAGAACCGGCATCTGGCCGGATATGATGCGGTCCTGCCGGCAGGCGTTCAAATAACACTGCCCGACATAGTCCAAGACACAAACAAGCAGAAGATAAAGATGTGGCAATGAAACCGAAATACAAAATCATTGCGGACGATAACGACATAACCGAACTGATACATAGCCGTCTGATATCGCTAAGTATCAGCGATGAAATCGGAATTGTGTCCGATACGATGACAATGGAACTGGACGATAGGGATTCAGCATTCGCACTGCCATCGTCTGGTGCCGTGCTAAGTGTTGCGATGGGGTATGACGAACTGTACCCGATGGGACAGTTTGTTGCAGATGAAATAGAACTGAACGCATCGCCCCAGACGTTAACCATAACCGCACGTGCATCAAACTCAAATCTGCACGATATGGGGGAATTCAAAGCCCCAAAGACAGAATCCTGGGACAAGAAAACCCTGACCAGTATCGTGCAGACCATCGCCGGCAGGTATGGTATAACGGCTGCCATATCTGCCACCTTTGCAGGCATTCAGATTGACCACATAGACCAAACGGAAGAAAGCGACTGTGCCTTTATCCAAAGGTTGGCCAGCGACTATGGCGCAGCAATCAAGATCGCAGGTGGCAAACTGATGTTTATAGATCCGTTGACTGGCAAATTTCCAGACGGATCGCCATTGCCAACGATACCGGTAACAACGGTGTCCAGCATGCGCCTGCGAATAACGGAAAGGAATAAATACGGCAAAGTATCGGCAAAATACTATGACGTGAACAAAGCCGAAGAGCAAGAAATCACAGTTGGCACATCACCACCAACATATGAGCTAAGGGACACATACAGCAATCAGCAACAGGCACAACTGCAGGCCCAGGCCAAACTGAATGAAATAGCAGATGGCACATACGCACTGACAGTTGAAATGCCAGGCAACCCAATGTTGGGGGCAGAAAGTGTGATTGACATACAGGTTGGACGGACTGAATTCAGGGGCAAGTGGGTAATCAAATCCTGCCGGCACACAATGAACAGTTCTGGCTACAAAACCAGTATAGAGGCAACCAGACCAAGGGAGGCGACCGATGGTTAAACAACAAGAACGAGAGGGATTCAAGATGAGAGTGGACGGCAGACTTTTGTATGGCTTGATGGCGGCATTGGTCGGCTTTGTGGTTCGTGCAGAATCACACCACGCATCGGTAAACACCAGGTTGGCACAACTGGAACACAGGACCGATACCCTGGAATCCGACTTAAAGATAATCAAGGAATCCCTGTACGAGATACGTGGGGACGTAAAAATCTTAATCAAAGGGGCAAACGGATGAAAAACGCAATCACATACATAGCCAAGATATTCAGTGACAAGAACGGAAATCCATCAGCCAAACGATATGCGTGTGCATTATTCGGCATAACGGCAGTCGTGCTGGCAGCATGCGGATTCGGGGTTGAAATAGTCGCACTGTTCGTAGCGGCAGCACTGGGGGAAAACATAACAAGTTTATTCGAAAGAAAGGAAAAGAAATGAAACGCAAACCACCAAGGGGAATAAGAAACAACAATCCAGGAAACATCAGATACACCGGCACACAATGGGCCGGTTTATCTTTGCCACCATCAGATGGCGAATTCTGCATATTTACAGAACCAAAATGGGGCATTCGTGCGCTGGCCAGGGTCTTGAAAGTATACCAGACCAAATACGGCATCTGCACAGTATCTGGCATAATCAGACGGTGGGCTCCATCATTTGAGAATGATACCGCAGCATACGTAAAAAGTGTATGCCATCAAACCGGCTTTGGGTCCGGATCGGAACTGAACCTGTTTGACAACGACACAATGCTGGCACTGGTAAAGGCCATCATTCAGCACGAAAACGGCCAGCAGCCATACAGCAACGAAGAACTGTTGGAGGGCATACGATGCGCATAAAAGAATACTGGAACAAATACAAAGCATACATAGTTGCCGGTGCGGTTGCGCTGGCTTATTTAATCGGCATAAAGAAAGGAAAGACCAATGAAAAAGCACGCCAGACTAAGACGGTTTTACAGAACGTACAAAGGGCTAATAAAGCTAGGGATTCTGTTGCTAATAATCCTGATGTTGTGCAGCGGTTGCACAAAAAATATAACAGGCGGTGATTACTGCCTGTTATATCGTCCAATCTATGCTGACTACACCAACGACACAGCTGAAACCATAGAACAAATCGATGCAAACAACATCGTCTATGACCGCCTGTGCGACTAATAAAAAAACCTGTGAAAATCACAGGTTTTCTTTTTAATTACAAACTTCAACCGCATAATATTGGTCATAGTCCATAAATTCTGGTGCGCCACAGTATAAGCGATAGTGACAGTCCTTGTTCTCCCAACCCAGCTTTTCCATTGTACTGTATGGAATAATGTTTAACAAACAGTAACCGGCTTTTGCATAGGAATTAGGATTGAATACGGACAGGAATTTGGCATTTTTTGTCTTGTTTGCAATCTTTAACAAAGCTTCAGATTCTGGCAGACGGATCAAAAAATCACCCTGATCACCAGTCGTTAATACAGGATCACATTCTTCACCACACTCAAGCATCGCATCTTGGATTATCTGCGAGTCATTTAATCCTGCCTCATCAATATACTTAAACAGCCTATCAACAACTTCGCAGGCATCCTTTTCATGTTATTCCAGTCTACCATCGTTTGAATAAAGGCGCATGTTTGAATAATCCCAATTCGAACTAATCTTCAATGCTTCCTCAGCTGTCAAATAATGATGTCCACTATGGAATATGTATAAACGATCGCATTCTTCATTATCACAATATACTTTATCGACAATGGTAGTTATACATTTTTCAATTTTGTTTGGCATTTTGTAGTCATGGTCCCAAGGTGCATTTGCGGACCAATTGTCACCAATATACTCTTTCTTTGTTGGCGTGCATGAATGTCCCATAGTAAATCTTTTGCCATCATGTAGCGTATATTCTCCATCAAAATGCAGGTCGAATTGCAGAATTGTTTTGCTAGCAATATCACCATAGAAACTAAATGTGGCTAAGCGATCTGTGTCTGGGAAAACACCTTCATAGTCCACAGAAACACGCCCAAACTCGCCCATGGATTTTTCTTCCTTGCTTTTATAAAAGGTGGATTCCTTACCATTAACGACAAGAACAGCATGATCGTTGTATGCTTTAACATCAACCAGTACAGGGACTTGATTCTTATAATCTTCGTCAGTGCGCAACATGGAAACTGGTTTTTGCCAATCCTTGTTCATACTACATTCTAATTCAATAGATGTTGTTGGTTTGTCACAAGCTGTCAAAGCCAGAACAGGCAGAATACATAACACTTTTTTCATAAAATCTCTCCTATTTTATATAAAAACCGCCCAAGAAAAAGGCGGTCGGGGTGTTCCTAATCACTAAATTACTGATTCTGCGGTCTTCCGGAAATCCGTTTTATATAACCAACAGCACCCCGACCAAAATCAGGGATGATAACGGCGCAAAAACACCGATAACATCAATTAACGATGCTTTCGCACCGAATTTAGTGGACTAGGAAAGTCCCGAACCCAATCTCTTGGATTCTGTCCTATTCTATCACAAAAATTGACTGATTTCAAATGCCGGTTGTATAGTATGCTACATTACTGCTTATATAAATCCCATAGGTACTCAAACCTCTCAGAATATGTGGGGCCAAACGCATCCAAGAAAATACAATTTTCCGCATTTTGCTGTATGGCGTTCTTAGTCCAGTTATAGGAACCAGTAACAATTCGTTTGCCATCAAAAACCGCAAACTTATTGTGCTGTTGGCGATGTCCTTTGTTCTTGCGAACCGGAATGCCAGCCGCCGCCAGTTCATCCACCTGTGAATATTTGTTCCCAGCCATAGTTCTGTCGGTAGCAATGCGAATCTTTGCACCACGTTTATGTGCAGATATTATAGATTTTGCAACAGGGACACTGGTAATAGAATAAACGGCAATGTCAATCTTATTGGCCTTGTTGATTTCCGCAATGATATGTTCTTCACATTCAGGACCAGGGGCAAAATATACCTCGCCACCTGTAATTTCATAACGTACCGGTTCACGTCTGCCCATCCAGAATCCCAGCAGAACCAATGCCGGCAATATCAA